GGACTACTGGCATCAACAGGGAGTACAGGCGACTCGTATGACAACGCGATGGCTGAGAGCATCAATGGTCTTTACAAAGCGGAGGTAATACACCGTAAGAGCTGGAAAAACCGTGCAGAAGTGGAACTGGCCACACTAACGTGGGTGGACTGGTATAACAATCGACGATTGCTGGGAAGGCTGGGCCATACTCCTCCGGCAGAAGCAGAAAAAGCTTATTATGCTTCCATCGGAAACGATGATCTGGCAGCCTGAGTTCACAGATAAAACACTCTCCAGGAAACCCGGGGCGGTTCAGTCTGTGGAAATTGGATGATTCCCTTTTTAGCCAGTGTTTCAATAGTTCTCTTAACACTATCTGGTCTGCTTCCCACCAGCTCAGCTATCTCAATACTGGTCATGGATGCTTTATCGGTAAAAATTTCTGTGTTCATTGTTGGTCTCCTGTGGGCTTGTCATCTTCTGTGTTCGCAAGACCTGGGTGTGTATATGGAATGTTCGGATCCAGATGACAAAGAATGGCAACATCCTCCGGTACACCTCGCGTTTTCCACTTTCCTACGCCTTGACTGCCACGAGTTTTCCCTTTCTTTGGAAATCTTCGACCAATAGCAGCATTGGTTTTGAATTGAATTTTTAATATTTCATAAAGGGTCATTTTTCAGCCTTACATTGACACTTAAGTATCCGCTAATGTTAAGCAATAGAACCCAAAGTATCAAGGAATTCTGCTACTTTGGTATCAAACGCCACAAGGGGAGAGGAAAATGAAATCTTTAGGTGAACGTCTCGTCATCGCACGACAAAAAGCTGGATTAACGCAAGACGCACTAGCTAAGAAGGCTGGGATCACCAGAGTTGCAATCAGCAAAGCCGAGCAAGGTCTTACAAAAAGCTTCAACGGTGACACTCTTTTTAAAGTTGCATCTGCTCTGCAATGCTCGCCGCAGTGGCTCCAGAACGGAGACGAAAAAGACAGCAATTGGGAAAATAATGTTAAATGCTGCCCTCAGAAAGACATTGCACACTATTACCCCGTGATTAACTGGGTTCAGGCAGGCTTATTTGCTACCACAGGTGATGACTACAACATGTATGACCATGATAACTGGAGACATTCCGTAAAATACGCTGGTGAGCGGGGATTCTGGCTGGAAGTACACGGAGACTCAATGACTTCACCTGTTGGTATTACCTTTCCTGAGGGGATGTCGATCCTTGTCAACCCAGATAAAGAAGTTTTTTCAGGGTGTTACGTAATCGCCAGAAAGAAATCCACCAATGAGGCTACATTCAAAAAATATATCTCTGAGATGGGAAGAGCTTTTCTAAAACCCCTTAATCCACAATATCCAATCATCGAAATGGACAATGATTGCGAAATAGTAGGTGTTGTGGTTGATGCCAGGTGGGATATTTTCTAATCACAACGAAAAAGAAACGATAGTATCAAAAAAAATCTTGCCACACATTGATACCTTAGTTACCATAAAACAAAAATCGTAACTGAGGTATCAGCCAATGCACCACAACAAAGCCACAACCCTTGACTGCCTCGAAGAGCTAAAAAATCTCGGCAGCCTCATTACATTAATAGCAAAATCAGCCCAGGACACTACACTCTCTAACGATATAGAGTCATGCGCTGGGCTCGCATGGGATATGGCAAATAGCATATCTCGCAAGTTATCAGGATCCATATTTTTACAGACTCCAAATACAGAAACAAACTCCCGCATTCGCATGCAACGTGAAGCCTGCGGCTTGACGACCACTGAACTTGCCAGACTACTCGATCTTGACGAAGAGATTATTCTGCAATGGGAGAGCAGAGAGTGCGAGCCAACCATCAGCATGCTTATCCCCCTGGCAAACATCCTGGGATGCGAACCGCTTTCTTTGCTGGATGAAAAAGATAGCGCGTCTGTTATTCGCGTAAATGCGCCTGAAGTCTACGTGGAAAGTATTGGCGCACGCATCAAAAGCGCACGTAAAAAACTGGGCTTAACGGAAGCTGATCTTGCCCGCATGATTAATACCTACAGTGACCCCATAAACGACTGGGAATGCGGCATCTGTGAAGTTCCTGCTGATCAGATAGTACCACTGGCCAGTGCGCTTAATTGTGACCTGGTGTGGTTGTTAACGGGAAAATCAGAAGCAAAGGAGTAGCAACAATGACTGGCAATATCCATGATAAGTATGAAGGCTTATGCCTGGCACCGGATTCCTTTGCAAACAATATCCATGATTTATTATGCGCAGTTGTCGTATTACAAATGTCAGACAACGATGCAATAAAAAGAACAGGTGATGAAGTTCTTGAATTTGCACGTTGCTATGCTGAAGCAGCAGCTGAAAAAGAACTATCCAGTTAAATAAAACATATTATCGCTGAACAATATATTACGGCTTAATCGCCGGGGATTATCACACACTTAATCCACTGGAGGCTTTATTATGACTTTTATAAAACATAAGGCATCACACAAAACAGCCTGTCTTATTGCACAACACGGTGAAAATTACATGCATATTGCCTGCTTATTTCTGCGTAAAGCATACGGGAGATAATAATGCATCAGAAAACAGCAGAACACGAACAAACCAGAGTATTGCTGACAATCAAAAACGGGAAAGTAATATTCATTCGCCATGTTCATGACGATGAACTTGTAGGAAGTCTTTCAACATTCCTGTTTATTGCAGAAAAGGCAGGATATGACGTTATTGCACCAGCAGATGAAGATGAGGAGTAAATATCATGCAATACGCTGAATTCCAGGCTGAAGCAACAGCCACAGGTATACGAACTGGCAGTATGACGATTGATTATCACGACGCAATCCGCCGTCTGGATGCCGGTGAATTCGATCATCCTAATGTGAAAGGTTTACGTATCCTTCAGTGTCTCGCGCAAGCTGACGAAGCAGGATTACTGGGAAAACTTCCGGTTGAGATGAAGGTTGCCCAGTGGCGATGGTTGTATGTGACGACATTCATCAACGAAGAAGAAGACAAGAACGGCACAATTGATATCCCGAATGAACACGGAACAACAAATCGCGCCGTAGTATATAACGGGAAGCATGGGTTTATGACGATATATCCCAGTCCCATTCGTTTTGCCTTACAACAGTATATTGAATGGAATTTAATTCAAAAATACGGCGAGGCAGAAGGAATGGGTAGAGCGCTGTTTCTTTATCAGAAAATGCTCATTACATGCCCAGATAAAGGTTTCATTGTTTCAGACATGGGGCGAGAAGGGCTTGAACTCCTTCTGGATGAAATTATTAACGAAATGAATACTCATAGCATGCAATCAGAAACCTCTATTAACTAAAAGGGACTACATGACCGTTATCGAATATATCCAGGAAAATCCAGATTGCAGTAGAGAAGATATATCCCTCGCACTTGGAAGAAGCGGAGTTTCTATCAGTAATGAATTATCACGGTTACTGTGGAATGGGTTAATTGTACGAACTGGTGAAAAAAACAAAATGATTCTGTATCGCGTAAACAATCTGCCGTTTGGATACAACAATCCCCTGAGCGTTATGTTCAACCAGTTACTTAAACAGGTAAGAAAGTCTGATGGCGACTGACTCACAACTAACCATAGATACGGCTCTTAATGTCGGTCTGGCGCTCCTTGGTTATTTCTACATCATGTTCTGCAGCGGACGATGGCTGTCACTGTTGTTCATGAAAAAATGGAATAAACGCCGTAAGCAGGATCAACGCCAGAAGGCAATGGATGCATTTTTCGAAGCCTTCGGGATTGACGGCATGGAACCAGGGGATCCAGCTCGCGCAATTAGCAGAGGGGGCGTAGTAATCCTTGTATATCGGAGTGAAGAGAAAAATGAGCGAGATCAACTATCAGGCACTGCGTGAGGCGGCAGTAGCAATTGAAACAGTAGCAACGCCTCAAAAATTGCTGGCATTTCGTATGAAAGTCACACCGTCGGTGGTACTGGCGCTGCTGGATGAACGAGATGCATTAAACGAACGCATAGCCGAACTGGAGGCTAATTTAGCGGAGCTGGCCGAAGACCAACAGAAAGCGATTGAGTCAATTAAGCAGGCTGATGCGGCTGTTAAGTTGGCACACGAGAAGTTTTCGGTGCTGGCGGCAGAGAATGCGGAGCTTAAACAGTCGGAGAAGGAATTTAATAACTTCTGTCGTCAGGAGTACTACGGTTGGGAGGACAACTTCACGGAAACCCCAGCCACCGACGCTTTCCTGGCTGAAATTCGTGCGGCGGCTCGCAACGAGGGTATTAACTATACCGCAAGCCGTCTTGCTGCTGCTTTCAATCACGGATTTATCAATAAGTCTTTGCGTGAAGTTTTCGACGTTACACGCATGATTTTATCAGCGAAAGAAGAGTTGGCTAATGAAGCGCATCCGATTGATGGCCTGTCTGGTGAATATGCGGAGAAATCCCTTGAAGAATGGGCGGAACAGATTCGCAAAGGAGGAAACCAGTGAGCAAGATTGACTATCAAGAACTTCGTGAAGCAGCAGTAGCAATTGAAACAGTAGCAACGCCTCAAAAATTGCTGGCATTTCGTATGAAAGTCACACCTCAGGTTGTGCTGGCTCTACTGGATGAACGGGAAAGAAACCAGCAATACATCAAACGCCGCGACCAGGAGAACGAGGATATTGCGCTTACGGTAGGGAAGCTGCGCGTTGAGCTTGAAGCAGAAAAACAGCGGGCAAAAGTTCTATTTATGGAAAATGCTCGGCTTAAGTCAGGCATAGCCGGTCTGATACACCTCGGTCAATATGCAGATATTGAGGTCATGAGAATTGCTGGAGATGCCCAGCTTTCTACCCCATGCACTGACAGCATCATAAAAAGCATTGCAACAGGCATTCGCATCAAAGGAGAGTGAGATGAACGGACAAATCTCAATTGTTCTACCGGGAGCATGTGACGATCGCGAGATACGAATGATTATTCGTCTGGCGATGGGGAAAACAATAACTGCTCTCATTACTCCAGAAAATCTCGCATTAGCATTAACCGGAAAGTCAGACCTGCCAGTAGAGCTAAAGCTGCGAAATGTTGAGATTAAGGTGAAATAGCTATGACCACTATTACCGACAAAGAGCTAATTAGAGAAATTAAAGAACATATCAGCAGTCTGGGGGGGGGCGGACAATATTGAGCGCCGTGCTTATGAAATTGCGTTGACTGCATTGACCGCTGAACCATTCGCCACTATCGACACCGCGGGAATTGAGCTCGTTAAATATGGTTGTAACACGTTTATTTGTCCCGACAATTCGATGGATCCGGGAAATGTACCGCTATATATCGGCCTGCCACGAATTGAGCCAGCAAGCCAGACTGCCAAGCTGTCATTCCAGGAATGGTTGTCAGAACAAAAAGAAAAAATAGACGTTGATTGCGGATGTGTAAGCATCGAAACGCTTACGCACTGGATGAAATCAGCTTATGAGGCTGGCAACTCTCCGGTAACTCCGGATGGTTGGATAAGCTGTAGTGAGCGAATGCCAGAAATGGGAGAGCGACAATGCTATGTGTTAGCAGCTGACTTTAAAAACAACTACCCACCAAACATCCCCAACACTCAGGTCGGCGTATATGGCGACTGGTTTAATGATGGCAATCCCACTTGGGATGACGGTGATGGCGAAGACCTGTATCTCAAAGAGGTAACCCACTGGATGCCTCTACCAGAACCGCCGCAGGAGGTGAAATGATGAATTGGCCTGAAGCATTCACCGCAGTTGGAGTTGCAATAGCGGTGGCATTTATTCTGTATTCGCTTTTCCGCTGGGGATAAAGGAATGTTCGCGCTGATTCAACGTGGTCAGATATACAGAGCCGGATACCCTGTGGTGATTATTCGCAGTACTCAGCACTCAGTGTTCTTTCGACGCATGGACGGGTGCTCCGGACGGGTACGCATTGGTGAGTTCAACAACCTGTTCGAACATATTGACCAACAGGAGTACCGCAAAATTCTGGCGGGCACTGAGCAGGAAATGCACCTGAAAAAATTACGCGCAATGCAACGGAGGTGATACATGCATACGGCTTTTGAGTTCTGGGTTCGCAAGACATTCGGCAATCGCTACGACCTGACCCGTGATGTCGACGGCTTCTACTGCCGTGAAGTTGTGAAACGAATGTTTGACGTGTGGTGCCACTGCCGTGGATGAAAGTTTTATGAGGTTGGCATGCAGACAATCATCTATCAGATAACCCCCAGCAAATGGTGTACGGAGAGAGTCCTTATTGCATCAACAGGGCTAAAGCCCGGCACCATCGAGCGGGCCAGAAGAAAGTCATGGATGCAGGGAAAAGAATACCGCCATTACGCTGTAGAAGGTGATCCTGGGCATTACAGTGAATGCCTGTACAACATCGAAGAAATTATGCGATGGATCGAAAACCAGAAACAACCAGGTGCCAAAAATGCAAGTTCCGGTTAACCTGTTAATGCTCCTGGACGTCTGGGAGGTTTAATGAGTAACGCATCATACCCGACAGGCGTTGAAAACCATGGAGGATCACTCCGTATATGGTTTCACTATAATGGCAAGCGTGTCAGAGAAAACCTCGGTGTTCCTGACACAGCCAAAAACCGGAAGATCGCTGGTGAACTTCGCACTTCCGTTTGTTTTGCAATCAGAATGGGGATTTCGACTACGCCGCGCAGTTCCCTAATTCCCCTAACCTGAAACACTTTGGTCTGGGAAAAAGAGAGATAACCGTTAAGGCACTTTCGGAAAAATGGTTGGACCTTAAGAAAATTGAGATAGGAAGTAATGCATTCAGTCGGTATCAATCCGTGGTGAGAAACATGCTTCCTCGCATAGGGGAAAAACGTCTTGCTTCGTCGGTAACAAAGGAAGATTTACTGTTTATCAGGAAAGATTTGTTAACCGGGTATCATAATCTCTCTAACGGAAAAACAACGCCGATTAAAGGGAGGTCAGTAGTTACGGTTAATTACTACATGACGACAATTGCAGGAATGTTTCAATTTGCGGCTGATAACGGCTATATCGTGTCAAACCCATTTAACGGCCTGACACCATTAAAGAGATCCAGAACAGAACCAGATCCACTCACACGAGACGAATTTATTCGTTTTATTGATGCCTGTCACCATCAACAAACGAAAAACCTGTGGTCCTTAGCAGTATACACAGGCATTCGTCACGGTGAGCTAATATCTCTCGCTTGGGAGGATATTGATTTAAAAGCTAAAACAATGACTATCCGTCGTAATTATACAAAACTCGGGGAGTTCACTCTACCAAAAACAGAAGCGGGAACTGATCGTGTTATTCATCTTGTTCAACCAGCTGTTGATGCCCTGAAAAGCCAGGCTGAAATGACAAGACTTGGCCCTCAGTATCAAATTGACGTCAAGCTTCGGGAGTTCGGTCGCACTGCACGCCATGAATGCACTTTTGTTTTTAATCCTCAACTGGTGAAAAAATGCCAGCAAGTCGGTCACCACTATAAAGCAGATTCCATCAGAGATTCCTGGGCATCTGCATTAAGGCGAGCAGGACTGCGGCACAGAAAAGCCTATCAGTCCAGGCATACTTATGCCTGTTGGGCATTATCGGCAGGAGCGAATCCAAGCTTCATAGCAAACCAAATGGGCCATGCAAATGCACAAATGGTATTCAACGTTTACGGAGCATGGATGAAAGATAACAATATCGGGCAAATAGAACTACTCAATAAGCAGTTGACGGAGAGTGTCCCATACATGCCCCATAGAGCCAGACTCTGA